AACTTCTGGAATGTACTGATCTTTGAAGGGAACGCTTTCATAAAGTGTTATACATTCAATACCATCATCACCTCTTTTATGACCAGTAACACGCTCTAATCTTTTTTCGTTACGAAAATCTCCAACCCTCTGGTCTTTCTTGCTAGGACAATCAGGTATTAAAGGTTCTTTTTTTTTATCTTTTGGTATTTCTGTTTCTGGTGGTTTGCCCTCTGGTAACTTTTCTTGCTCTGTAACTGGTGCTGCCTGTTCTGTGATAATTAAATTTTGTGCATCATAAATTAAAGGTGTAAATGATGGAAAGGGGCAATCTGTTATAACACCATTAGGATCATCTAAGATTAGATTTCTGTTGCCAGTATTTCTTGTATCTCGATGGTAATAATTACAGCCAATAACATTAACATTTGAATGTTCGTAATTAGGAATAATAGTCTGAGGTATGTGAATTTCTGGAATTATTATTTCTGGTATAACAATCTCTGGTATTTCCATTAAAGTGGCAATGATTTACCAGTAGATGTTGGTAATTTCTTATCAATCTGTGTTGGTAAAATCTCTGTCACTCTTTCCATTACTTCATTCATTACTCTTGTTTTAAATTGCTCTGAAGAAAAATACTTGTAAGCATAGACGCCACCGCCTAACATTGACGTTGAAATAATAAAACTTAAAATAGATAATATTTGAGAAATTTTAGCCATGAGAGAAGCCTTTGCTAAAGCATTAGTACCTGTCACCATTATAACTTTTTGCTCTATATGTGCATTGGCTCCACTCTATGT